ATGAGCAATCTTAGCCGAACCCCAGCCGAAGCCGCCCAATACACCTACACAGAGCACCTCATGATGGTTTCCGAGTTCGGCGACCTGGCAGCCCGCGCGGCTGCCATCGGCGACACCTTTGGCGCGAGCCGATACCAGCGTCATGCGCATGAGCATATGCGCGAGGCATGGCGGGCCCTCGTTAGCTGGCGCGACCAGCTTGAGCAGCAGAATGGAGGCCGCTCATGAGCGCGTTCGAACTAGATCATTTCGATAAGATTGACCTTGACCGCCTCAGCCCTCTGGATGCCGAGCCCACCCCTCGGAAGAAAGCTCCTAATCCGCGTACGGATATCATCACCGAGGATAGCGCGGCCTGCCAGTTCGCGGAGATCTATACGGATCGTCTGCGCTTCTGCCATGAAACCGGGGCATGGTTCGAATGGGATGGGGCTATCTGGCAGCCGAACAAGATGGGCCTTGCCTTTCAATGGGCCCGCGAACTGGCGCGCCGTCTGAGCGCGGGGCAGCCGGACAAGGTGAGGTACATCACGAGCAAGACGTCCTTTGCCTCCGGGGTGGAGCGCTTTGCCCGTGTGGATCCGGCCTTTGCCGTGAACATGACTGCATGGGACACTGATCCCTTCCTCCTGGGCACACCTGGCGGAACGGTCGACCTGAGGACAGGCAAGCTCCGATCGAGCGAGCCAAGGGACGGTATCACCAGATCCGCTGCTGTCACTCCGTCCATTCGGGCAGAGTGCCCCCTATGGCTCCAGTTCTTGGACGAGGCGACAGGAGGGGATGCGGACCTGATCCTATTCCTTCAGCAGTGGTGCGGGTACGCCCTGACAGGTGACACCCGCGAACATGCCCTTGTTTTCATCCATGGGCCGGGCGGGAACGGCAAGAGCGTGTTCCTGAATGTGCTCATGGGCATTCTCAACACCTATGCTGCGACGGCCGCCATGGACACGTTTACGGCTTCCAAGAGCGATAAGCACCCGACCGATCTCGCCATGCTCCGGGGTGCCCGTCTTGTGACGGCCTCGGAGACTGAGGAAGGTCGCGCCTGGGCAGAGAGCCGCATCAAGCAGATGACGGGCGGCGACAGGATCACGGCCCGCTTCATGAGGCAGGACTTCTTCACCTTCACCCCTCAGTTCAAGCTCACCATCGTCGGGAACCATAAGCCTGTGCTCCAGAACGTGGATGATGCAGCCAAGAGACGGTTCAACATCATTCCCTTCACCCGCAAGCCTGCACGTCCTGACAGGCAGCTTGAGGAGAAGCTGAAGGCTGAATGGCCCGCTATCCTGCGGTGGATGATTCAGGGCTGCCTTGACTGGCAGAAGCATGGACTGACACGCCCTGCAAGTGTGGTAGCTGCGACCAACGATTACTTCGGGGAGCAGGACCTGTTCGGACAGTGGCTGCAAGATGAGTGCGACGTGGAGCCCGGCAACCACTACAAGTCCGAGAGCAATGCTGCCCTGTTCCAGTCGTGGCGTGCCTATGCTGAGAAAGCAGGTGAGGCAGCAGGTACACAGAAGGCGTTCGCAGAGAACATGCAGCGTCGTGGCATGGAGCGGTATCGGAACTACAGCGGTCGAGGCTTCTCCGGCATCCGCCTCAAGCCTGCTCCTCGCTTCGACCATGACACATGACAGATCATGACGCATTTTCCAGATGACCTGCACACACGTGCGCGCACGCGTAGAGCTATATCGGGAGAACCTGTCATAAAGTGTCATGTGTCATGCAGGTCCCCCGGGGTGGTCGCGGACTTTGGCCCTCCGGCAGCGGACCAGCGCCCCTCCTTTCCTTGGAACACAGCGAAAATTGAGCAAATCTAGGGGACATGCTCAAAGTTGGCCGAAGTTGTCCTTAGTTTGTGGGCTTCAATATCTTCTGAAATAGGGTTTTGCGCCTCATAATCTCTGTAGTCCCGGAGAGATTATGTTTCAGTGGCGTCGTAAGAAGACTGACGATCAGGAAGCGAAGAACTGGACGCTTGCCGCTCCAGGCGAAGAATTCCTAGCCTTATTCAGTGCATTGCCTGGAACTTCTTCTGGCGTTGCTGTCTCGGCAGAGAGCGCCCTCCGGGTTCCTGCTGTCGCCTGTGCGGTCCGCGTCATTGCCGAGGCCGTCGCGCAGCTCCCGCTCATCACCTACCAGCGCGGCGAGGACGGCACGAAGGAACGGGCCACGGATCATCCGGCCTATGCCCTCCTGCACGACGACGCGAACGATTGGCAGAGCGCCTATTCCCTGAAGCTCCAGCTACAGACAGACGCCCTCCTGCACGGCAATGCCTACGGGTTCGTGAACCGCGTCGGCGGTACCGTCCGCGAGATCATCCGCTTGGCGCCCACGGCCGTCTCCATCAACACCGAGACAGGAGCGCCCCGGTACGTCTTCACCGAGGGCACGAGACAGCGGGTGTTCATGCCCGACCAGATCATCCACATTCATGGCCTGTCGACGGATGGCTTCATTGGCAAGAGCCCGGTGCGGCTGGCGGCCGAGGCCATCGGGATCGCCATCGCGCAGGAACAGCATGCAGCCCGCCTCCTGGGCAACGGCGGCCGGCCGAGCGGCGTCCTGAAGCTGGCGAGCAAGCTCTCGAAAGAGGCCGTTGCCCGCATCCGAGCCGCATGGAACTCGGCGCACTCCGGCAACAATGCAGGCGGCACGGCGGTCCTTGAGGAGGACATGAGCTTTGAGCCCCTGAGCTTCAACTCGGTCGACATGCAGTTCCTGGAACTCAACAAGTTTCAGATCGAGCAGATTGCCCGCATCTTCCGCGTCCCGCCTCACCTCCTGATGGAGCTGGGACGCGCCACCTGGTCGAACTCGGAAGAGATGGGCCGCGTGTTCCTCACCTACACGCTCATGCCGTGGCTGAAGCAGTGGGAGGGCGCCCTGCGCCGCGCCGTCTTCACGAAGGACGAGCGGCAGAAGTTCTTCTCCGAGTTCCTGGTGGACGACTTCCAGCGCGCCGATCTCGCGGCCCGCGCGGCCGCCTATCAGCAGCTCATTGCATCGCGGGTACTGAACCCGAACGAGGCCCGTGCCATGGAGAACCGCGCGCCCTACGAAGGTGGCGACGAGTTCATCAACCCGAACGTTCAGGCCGCCTCGGAAACCCCTCCTGAGGAGACCGAACAATGAAGATCGAAACTGGCTTCAGCCTAGAGCTCGACACCAAGGCCGTCTCTGATGGCGGCGAATTCGAGGGCTATGCCAGTCTTTGGGGCAAGGTCGACCTGGGCCGGGACGTCGTGCGCAAGGGGGCCTTCACGAAGTCCCTTACGGCCCGCCCGGCGAACAAGGTGAAGATGCTCCGGCAGCACTTCATGGACGAGCCGATCGGCGTGTGGCTGGCGCTCTCTGAGGACAGCAAGGGCCTGCATGTGAAGGGCCGCCTGATCCGTCAGACGTCGAAGGGCGCCGAGACCTATGCGCTGATGAAGGAAGGGGCCCTGGATGGCCTCAGCATCGGCTACCGCACCCTGAAGGACACCATCGATCGCCCGAAGGGCCTTCGGTACCTCGATGAAGTGGATCTGCGAGAGATCTCCATCGTCACTTTCCCCATGCTCCCTGATGCAACCGTTTCGGCGGTCAAGGGCGAGCAGGACACCGAGCGGGCGCGATCCATCGTTGCCGCTCTTAACCGCGCAACTGCTGCGCTCCGCTCACTGTGAGGATCACATGAAGCACTTCTCTACCCGAGCGCTCGAAACCAAGAGCGCAGCCCTCGAACTCAAGGAAGAGGGCAACCAGGACGACGTTCCGGCCGCAATCGCCGCCCTGCAAGCCACCTTCGAAGAGAAGATGAGCGGCTTGCAGAACGAGGTGAAGGCCGCGAAGGACCGCGCCGACGAGCTGGAACTGAAGCTCAACCGCCCGAACGGCGGCTCGACGAAGACCGACGACGACCAGGAGCGCAAGGCTTTCGAGTCCTTCCTCCGTCGCGGTGTCGAGCGCATGCCGGCCGACGAGGTGAAAACCCTCACGGTCGCCAATGATCCTTCGGCTGGCTACCTCGCCCCGGAGACGATCGGCACCGAGCTTTTCAAGAACATGGTCGAGTTCTCGCCCATCCGGAACTACGCTCGCGTGGTGCAGATCACGGGCCCCGAGATCCGCTACCCGCGCCGCGTCTCCGGCACCTCGGCTTTCTGGGTCGACGAGATCGAGGACCGCACGGCCTCCGAGCCTGTCTTTGACCAGATGAGCCTCACCCCTTGGGAGCTTGCGACCTTCACGGAAGTGTCGAACCAGCTCCTGGAGGACAATGCCTACAACCTCGAGGAAGAGCTTCGTCTCGATTACGCCGAGTCCTTCGGCAAGAAGGAGGCGGTCGCCTTCGTCAATGGCACGGGCACCAAGCAGCCGCGGGGCATCCTCCAGGCTACGGGCATCCCCGAGATCATCACCGGGAAGGCTGATGGCTTCGCGGCCACTGACCCGGCGGATGCCATCGTGAAGGCCTTCTATGCCCTGCCGTCTGCCTATGCGCAGCGCGGCGCCTGGATGATGAACCGGAACACCATGGCCCTCATGGCGCAGTGGAAGAGTTCGGATGGTCGTTACCTGCTGGGCAACCCTGTCACGGAAGGCGCTCCGTCGACCCTCCTGGGCCGCCCGGTGATCGAGGCGGTGGACATGCCCAACGTCGGCGCCGAAGCCTTCCCCATCCTGTTCGGTGATTGGTCCGGCTACCGCATCGTGGACCGCATCGGCCTCTCCGTCCTGCGCGATCCCTACACCCGCGCCCGGAACGGCATCACAACCTTCCACGCCCGCAAGCGCGTAGGCGGTGACGTCACCCATCCCGACCGCTTCGTGAAAGTGAAGGTGGCGGCCTCCTAAGGCCGCTTCCCCTCACAGGAGGAACGCCCATGCGTGACAATCGCAGCAACATCAAAGTGGTCCCTGTGATCGAGCCGGGTGTCTATTCCGGCAAGGCCAGCGGCCAGGCCGTCGACACGGCAGGCTATGACTCGCTCACCTTCGCCATCTCTATGGCCGAGGGTGGCAGCTCCAGCGGGTTCGATCTCGCCATGGAGCACAGCGACGACGGCAAGGAATGGGATCTCGTGCGCCCTGACAATGTGCTGGGCGAAGCCGGGCTTGATGCCCCGTTTGGCTACACCGGAGGCACCACGGGACAGCGCCGGTATGTGCGCCTGTCTCTCCTCCCGAAAGGAAAAAGCACGAAGGCTACAGGCATTGCCGTGATGGCAATCCTCGGCCATCGGCGCGGAGCTTAGGGCGGCAGTCTTTGAGGCTAATGCGATCCGGCCAACACCGAAAAGTCACCTCCCCGCCGCCCGCAGCGATCTGTTCTGAGGGGTCAAGGTGACACGATCGCGAGAGGGATCGGGGAGGCGATACCCGATCCCTCACACCCCTTCTGAGAGGACCTGATGACAGCACGAGCGCCCCGGATATGCAGTTGCGGAAGCAAAGTCTCTGCCGGCGCACTGTGCCAGTGCCAAGTCAGACGGAAGCGCGAGAACCAGCGCCGTGTTGATGCAGCTCGCGGCAGTGCTCGGGAACGTGGCTACGACAGCAAATGGTCACGCGAGAGCAAGGCCTTCCTCGCATCCCTCGGCAACCCTGTCTGTGCCTGCGGCTGCGGCAAGCCTGCCGATATGATCGATCACAAGGTAGCCCACAAAGGCGACAAGCGCCTGTTCTGGAGCCGATCCAATTGGCAGCCCATGAACCGCCGCTGCAACAGCCGGAAAGCCGTCCTGACTGAGGGCGCATTCGGACGAAGGATTTCAACATGAGGCTGAAACTCATCGCACCGCCAGAGGTCGAGCCCGTCACCCTGGACGAGGTGAAAGCTCATCTGCGCATCACTCATGACCTTGAGGACGATCTCCTCACAAGCCTCATCGCGACAGCCAGACAGAAGCTGGACGGCCCGCGGGGCCTCCTGGGGCGGTGCTTGATCACTCAGCAGTGGAAGGCGACCTTAGACGGCTTCTCCCGAGAGATCGTGTTCCCCTTCGCTCCCGTGAGCGCAGTGAGTGCCATCACCTACAGGGACCCGGCGGGGATCGAGCAGACGCTCGCAGCCAACGCCTACGTAGTTTCAGGCCTGGGCGACGATGAACTTGGCTCCATCGGTCCCGTACGCGGCAAGTCTTGGCCCTTCATCCCGTACTTCCCGGGCAGCGTCTCCATCACGTTCACGGCAGGGTATGGCGACGGCCCGGAGGACGTTCCGGAGCCCGTCCGCACCGCAATCAAGATGCTTGTCGGCCACCTCTACGAGAACCGCGAGGCCGTCACCTTCGGCTCCGGATCCATGATCGAGACGCCGATCGGATGGCACGACCTGGTGGCTGATTACCGGATCCGGGGGTTCTGATGCGCGCAGGCCTCATGGATCGCAGGGTTTCGATTGAGCGCGACACAACCGTTCCGGATGATTACGGCAACGAGATCCCAACTTGGACCGAGATGGCGAACGTCTGGGCTGCCGTGCAGCAGGAAAGCGGTCGCGAGTTCATCCAGGCCTCCGCCGTCACGCCGGAGCGTCGCGTGGTCTTCCGCATTCGCTGGATGGAGGGGATCACCACGGCTCACCGTGTCACCTACGACGGCCGGCATCACAACATTCACGAAGTCAGAGAGTTGGGGCGCCGTGAGGGTATAGAACTCCACACCATTGCGACGGGTGCCTGATGCGCGGTCGCAAGCCAAACCTTCAGATGATCGAGGGAGGCCTCTCCAAGGTGCCTCGGCCGCCGTCCTGGCTGCCTGATGAGGCAAAGGATGAATGGAAGCGCATCCTGCCGAGCCTGATCAAGCGCAAGGTTCTCACTGACACCGACATGGGCACGGTTGAGGCCTACTCCCTCGCGGCTGGGACCGTACGCCGCTCTCAAGCGACTATCGCGAGTGAAGGCGACACCATCAACACGAACACAGGCACGAAGCGCCATCCGGCCTTTCAAACTATGTTCCAGGCTCTGACAGAGCAGCGCCGCCTTGCTGCGGAGCTGGGCCTCACGCCCGCCTCTCGCATGAAGGCAGGCAAGCCACCCGAGGGAGAAGAGGGCTATGACGACCCTTATTCCGAATTGGGTATTTGACGATAGCCCCATTCCGGACCCGCACGGCCGGGCTGCCCGCATGCTGCAATTCGCAGACATTCTCCGGCATCCGAAGGCTGAAGGGGACGACAAGCGGCCTCTGAAGTCCAAGTGGCAGCGTCGGATCATCGAGCGGATCTATGGACCGTCCGACGAGAGCGGAAAGCGCCAGGTGAAGACTGTCTTTGCCCTCCTGCCTCGAGGTGCCCGCAAGACCACGCTCGCCTCCGTCCTGGCTCTCGGCCACACCATCGGCCCGGAGCAGCGCCCGGGCGGTCAGGTGGTTTCGGCAGCCAGCGACAGGACACAGGCCCGCCTTGCCTTCGATGAGGCGTCAGACATCATCCGCTCTGATCCGCGGCTTCTGGATGCAACCCGCCTGCGGGACACCAAGAACCGGATCGAGCACAAGAAGAGCCGCAGCAACTACGTCGCTATTTCGGCCGATGGCGATGCCCAGCACGGCAAGACACCCATCTTTGTGCTGGCGGACGAGCTGCACGTGTGGCGCGGCTTCAGCCTCTGGAATGCGCTGAAGACAGGAGCGTCCAAGACACCCGGCTCCCTCACCATCGTGATCACGACGGCCGGCGAGCGCCCGGAGGGGATCTGTTGGGACCTGTTCCAGTATGCCCTCAGGTGCCACAACGACCCAACGAAGGACCCCTCGTTCCTACCTATCCTGTTCCAGGCGGATGCCCGGGTGGATTGGGACGATGAAGAACTCTGGCGCCTGGTGAACCCGGGGCTGGATGAAGGCTTCCCCGATCTCGACGAGCTGCGGTCCGAGGCCCGCCTTGCCCGAGAGCTTCCGAAGCTGCGCGAAGGCTTCAAGCAGACGCATCTCAACGTGTGGGCGGATGGCAGTGCGGCCGGATGGGTTGAGATGGCCGTCTATGACGAGGCCTCTGATCCAATCAATGAGGATGCCCTGGAGGGTGAAACCTGCTGGCTCGCGGTCGACATGTCGAAGAGCTACGATCTGACGGCCATTGTGGCGGCATTCCCGCACGAGGACGGTGGCCATCAGGTTCTGACGTTTCCCTTTCTTCCTGAGGCAGCCTTCAAGCGCCGCATGCACGAAGAGCCGGATATGCCCTGGCAGCAATGGCGCGAGGAGGGATCGCTCACCGTGATCCCGGGCGACCTGATCGACGATGCCGTGATCGAAGCGAAGATCCGCGAGCTGTGCGACACCTATGACGTGCAGGAGATCGCCTTCGATCCGAAGTTCGCGGCCAAGATCATGGCGAACCTGATCGCGGATGACCTGCCGGCTGTGGAGTTGCCTCAGCGGCCTCTCACCATGGGCCCGTTCTACAACGAGCTACAGAAGGCGATCATCGCCCGCCGCTTCCGGCATGGCGGCCATCCCGTGCTGCGGTGGTGCGTGCAGAACGCCGTGCCGATCTACGGCGACACCGGACTCCCGTACCTGTCGAAGAAGAAGAGCACCAAGGCGATCGACTGCATCGTGGCGGCGGCCATGGCGACAGGTCGCGCAGATGCAGGGGGCGGCGGACCATCCATCTACGAAAACGAGGACGAGCGGCCCCACGGCCTGCTCTTCGTGTGACGAGCTACAGACACTATGGCTGCAGTCGTGAATACCAAATCTAAGGACTAGCGGGCTCCATAACGTTCCGTTATCGGAAGTTTCGCGCTATTTATTGGCTTCCAAGCGCGTAAAAGGCCCGGGTTGTCCCGAGCCTCTTCTGATGTTGATGCGGCGAACTTAGTAGGTGCCGAACTTGAAGTTCAGCTTGGCGCGAGCGACGAAGAACTCCTGCTCGTCATTGTCCCGCGGCAGGAACACATCGACCGGCGGTCCGCCGACCGGCGTAAAGGTCCCGATGCGGCCATCGTTGTCATCGTCCTGATCGATGCTGACCCACAGACCCTCCAGGCCAAAGGTGACGGCTGAGGAGCCAAACCAGTTCACCGGCAGGGCCCACTCGACACCACCGCCAGCCGTCCAGCCGGTGTTGTTGTCCGTGTAGGCCAGACCACCCGTGGCGTAGACCAGGAAGCGGTCGAAGGCGACACCAGCACGCAGGCGCACCGTGCCCCACCAATCCGAAGCGTCCTCGAACTCGCCGGGCACGAAAGTGCCGGCAAAGCCCGGACCCGGGATGAACACCGCCTCGTTGTCGTCGGTATCAATCCACTGGATGTCGGCCTCGGCACCGATCACGAACGAGCCGATCTGGTAGTTGTAGCCGATCTGGCCACCGCCGGTGAAGTTGCCGTCGTTGCCATTGTCGAAGTTCAGCGTGCCTCCCACGATACCAGCTGGGATGCCCGGGCCAGTCAGCACCACAGCCTCGTTATCGTCGTCGCGCCAGCCCCAGCCGAGGTTGCCACCGACATAGAAGCCGGTCCAGGTGAAGACCGGGGGCGCGAAGACCGGAGCCGGAGGCGGCGCCTGACTGGGAAGATCGGCGGCGGATACGGACGAGACAGCCGCCGTAGAGAGGGCTGTCGCAACAAGTAGACCAAGAATACGAGTTTTCATGAGCAATCCCCTATGTGCAAGGAGGCACAAGGGCAGAGTATGGACCGATGGACAAGCAGAGCTATAGCAAAGATGCAACACTTAATTATTTTCTGCTATTTACGTCAGTATTGCTGATGTGAATACATGCCTTTCAGTCCATGGATACTTTTGTCGGATTTGACAGGCAGGGTATGGTATGGCCTACTGGCCTGACTTCGGAGTAACCCCCGAAGGCGAGGACATCACCGAAAAACCCTGCCCCGAAAAGGGCAGGGTTTTTTGATGGCAAACTCGCTTCGACTAGCCAGTTCTATAAGCAGTTCCATCAGAAAACTCTCGGACTATCTTCCCATACAGGTGCGAGGCTGATAGTTTAGTTTAGAGCTAAACTAAACTCCTTGGGGGCCATGCCACGCAACCCACCTGATCTGGATGAGCCGCGCCGTAAGGCTGCGGCCGCCAATGCTAAACTGGCTCGACACGAGAGATTGACCAGCATAGTCCTGCTCGTGGTCATTATCCTGGACGCAATACTTCTGGCTCTTGTGATAGCTCACCTTCTAGGCCAGCAATGGTCGCTCAAGAGCCTCTGGAGTTTCACTCCATAAAGGGCTTCAAAGGGCTTCTGCATATCAAGCACTATGCGAGAATGGCCGGGATTAGTTTGCAAGGCTTCCCGCCGCGGCTGCAGGCGATCTTCGACGCGGTCGAATACCTGTCATCGGATGACGAGTTCTGGCCGGCTCTCGTGGCGGCGGCGGAGCATATGGGGTTGAGCGGGCTGCGGAGATCTTGGGGCTATCTGTCTAAACGAATGAGCCCGGCGTAGAGCCGGGCTCGAAATCGAAGTAGCTGCCCGTCGCTAGAGACGGCGATCGTATCAAGCCTCGATCGTCACACTCACTGCGGCTAAAGATTCGCCGAGAACAAGGCCGTGCGTTCAGCGGGCTGACTTCAAAGAGAGTGTCAAGGGGCACCTCTCAGTCTACGCCGTTATGGTGGCGCATAGATTAGATGAGGGTGCATGGGATGGAGTTCAAGCCCCGCTGCCGGTTGCCTAGGGAACCTGGCTACGACATTCGAAGGGATTGGCGGGGTATCTGCCCAAGCGGCTATATTATGTCCCTTACAAAGAGGGGCATCATGGGGCGGATTTTTCTTATTCTGGCAGCGGTCGTCTCGATCTTAGTAGGCTTGGTAGCTCTAGGCTCAATTCGGAGCGATATTCAGATCATCGTCGCGATGGTCGGCATCATCGGCGGGATCATCATGGGGGCTCAGGCTTCAATCCTCGGCAAGCTGGCGAAGCTGGCACCTCGCCAATAAGCAGAGAGGCCGGGATCAGCTCGCAAGGCTGCCCGGCCTTTTCATGTGCGCTAGGCGGCCAGTTCTTTCACGAAATCCAAGTCTTGGGGGTTCCCGATCGGCTTGAAGCCATAGCGTTCAGCCACCTTCCTGAGCCGCCCATTCTGCACGTGCTCAAGAAAAATACCTTTGAAACCCCGCTTTGGCAGTTCCGCTTCAAGATACTGGATCAGAGACCGGAAAGCACCCGTCCCATATAGGCGCCCGCCTGTTCTGTCCGACCGCGTGCCGCGCAAGGTGTCCTTCCCAGGTCCCTCTAAGCGGATGTTCACAAGAGGGAAGTTGTGCAGTCCGATACGCGTCGCATGCGGTCGGACATAGATGTAGAGGCACAGCTGCGAGCGATCGAACCCTTCGACGTCGAATAGAATTTGATGGCCTTGCCTGGGCAGGGTCTCAGCCGTGTGATCCCGCAGCAGATCCATGAGCGGCGTGTACCAGAGGTATGGCGGCTCCTCGTCATCCTCAATCTCAGGCTCACAGGAATTAACTTCAGTCATCACGCCCACTCCATCAGGTCTGCGGCGCCCCCCTGATGGAGTGTTGAGCGAGATGGTTAACAATATCTTACCATTTGCAGGCTTCTCGGAGTGGCTTGATAGCCTCTTCGATCCCGGCAATCGGGAAATCCATCTCAATAGCCGACTCGTTGTAGGGCACTGCGCGGACGTAGAGCGACTTGCCGCCAAAGAGGTCTTTGATGAATGGAACGGCAGACGACTTCTCCCACAGGCCTAGAGCGCCATGGTCATTCGACTCGCGCATGGGCAAAGTCTTTGGGGTGTTCGTGTTGACCCTAGTGCTTACCTTGCCGGCGCTACCAAGGCTGGACATGAAATGGTCGCCGAATACGAAGTATATGTGAGTTGCTCTTTCCCGGCAGATAATCACCAGCGTCCCGTACTTATCTTGCCCATACTTCCCGCGGATAGGGGCAGCAGATGTGACCGAAAGGGCCACCTCCCGGGAGTCATCGAGCCGAGACTTTTCTTCTACAACCTGCCACTTGCTGGCGCTCGTCACATTGGCTGTCTTGCGATGTATAAGGTCGTAGCACTCTAGACGGGTTTTATCGTCCGAAAGAGCCGCGCAGGCTCTCGGGTCCTGAGCATGGGCCGCCACTGACAGCAGGCTAACGAAGACTGACAAGAAGTATCGACGCATCACCTGCCCCCCAGCAGCAGTTTTGAGGATGTTTTCCTCTTCCCTGGCTAAAACTGCAAGGGGGTGAATAGGCTAGGATCAGCTCGCAAGGATGCTTTGTCGGCTTGATTGTCTTGACAGTCAGTTAGGACCTCTGGTCCGGATGCTTCCGCTCCGTGCCTATGGTATCGGGCGCAATGTAGCCGCGCCTTACCATCTCAATATAGAGTTCCGTGGCTTCGCGGTACAATTCCTCTCGTCTGCGAGCGTGACGATCTAGATCAACCTGTTCAAGTATCTCCAACTCATGATTGGCAGTGAAATCACGATAAGGAAGTCTAAGTCTTGTTATTATCGTGTATATCACAGCTACAAGACCCATAGCCATTATATATACGCCAATGACCTTGCTCCATATTCCAAAAGCCGGATTCCGCCACATATCGAATACTATGAAAATGTTTAAAGTGGTCGCTGCTAATGAGGTGATGACGACGAGAATTCCTAAAGCGGAGAAACCATAGATAAGAATGTTTGATGTAAAGTTGGTTGGCGTGATGTGCGGGAGATTGAATGGGTTGTACGCAGGATAATGCTCATGAGCGAAGTATCTAATTATGTATAGGTTATGGAGTTCTTCGGGGAAGACCTTAGCAATCAGAAACCTGATCGCAGAGTCTAGAGCATATATGTTGGACTGGAGCATCAATGTGTTAACTCCAATTATATTCACCAACAGTAGCAATCCTTCTCTTATTCCAGGTGCGAACTTAAGTGAAAACCCTGATATACTGAAATCCAAGTTGATGGCGAAATAATTTGCCGCAAGAAAGATGAACACCAAAACAGAAACGATCCATTGCTTTCTCATGCGCTCGAATAATGCGTCTCTCGTTTTGGCAAGATCATCTAGCAGTTCCTTCGTGAGAAACTTGCCTTCTTTGTCCTCAAACAAATCGAGGTCGAGTTGCAACAAGCGACCAGGGGCCAGCCAAACCAATGGATGAATTCTATTCAGAGCACGCTCGCGGCGCCATTTGTATAGAGCTATGGCGAATGGACGTTTGACGGCCATCCAGTTTTTAGCGATGGCTCCGCTTCTAAATCGCGTTCGCAGTTCTTGGATCATCGGCTGCCCTTTCGCAGGCGCACGCCAGGTCCACCACCGTTTTCAGGAATGAACTCCACGCCAGCTGTCTCGAGAGCCGATTGAATCGCCGCTAATGTCGAGGCCTTTGGATCTGACGTGCCTCGTTCAATGTTGTTGAGGCCGGTTTTTGAGAGGCTGGCCCGTTCGGCAAGATCAGCTTGAGTGAGATCCAGCAATGCACGAGCTGCGCGGATTTGATGGGGAGTGATCATAAACGGGAGAATATCGTTGCTTGAAAATAAATCAAGCCGACTTGACGCGCAATCAAGCGCGTATAAATTCAACTTTGCTTGATTATAATTCAAGCGGCCCGGCGGGGAAGGTGGAAGCTCCCCACATCAGGCCTCACCATCAACATGAGGTTCAGTCATGTCTCAGGCTACCCATTCGGACCGCTGAGGGGCTGGCGGTGAAGGCACGCGTCTACGCTTGGTTCTTGGACGGGGAAGACGAGGTCGAGAGCGAGTTCACCCGCTACCTAGAAACCACTGGCCCGACAGGCGAGGCGATCATGTTGGCTATCGTTCAGGATCTGCTGAGGCAGCAACGGCCGACGGCCTGAATTGTCCACAGGAGCAAATAACAAAAAAAGTTATTTGCTTGTCGAACCTCAAATAACGTTGTACGTTATTTAAATGGCGACACAGGATTTGCGCAGTGCTGGATAAAGATCGCGTCATCAACTGGTGGATTGGCCGCTTGGCCGATCCGGACTTGGCGGAATGGTCCGGGCTTCCCGTTCGGGTGGTGCGTATGATCCTAGAGAGCCCGAGAATCCGCGCGGGTGTCGCTGGCGGCGGACGAGGGCGGTGGGCAACCCGGCGCCTGAGCTATCAGGCCCGGAACGCGGTCCCCGCTGTCGGGGCGATGGTCGAAGCCGGCTTGTCCCTCGAGCTGGCTTCCAACATCGTCTTCGCCGCGCCCTACTTCCTGTCCGAGGTGAATGAGATCATCGATTACAAGGATCTCACTCGCGGACTGCGCGGGCTTATCCTGTGCGATCCTGCGGGCGGCTGGCTGCCTACTGACATGGTTCCCTGGCATGTGTGGGAGCGGTACGTCCGCCCGTGCCGTGACCTTCTTCAGAAGAACCCCGGCCCTGGGGACGTCTTCTTTCTCGAGGCTGGCTACTACGAGCAACATGCAGACGAGCGGGGCATCCTTCACATCGGGCGCTCTGACGTGGGCCTGCCCGACGTAGACGTGATCCCGCTCACGACAGCCCCCATCTATGCCGGCGAAATTGATCCGATTGGTTTCTACCATCCGAACACAGATCGTCCGGAGGCGGTCCCGCAGTTCGACGATCATATCCTCGTGGTGAATGGCCGATGGGTTTTTCACCGATGCCCCGATCCCCGCCCTGTCGACGCTCTGCATCAGAGCTTGACGGGCAAAGGTGTTTCCGAGCGCGGCTTCAAGATCATCGACGATCCCATTGGCGTCATCGAGGACGACAAGAAAACCGTCCGGCCTATCAACCGCGGCAGCCCGGATGCGGAAACCGCTATGTACTACCTAGCGAATTACAGTTCCCTGCTCGACGTGAATATGACGCTGGCAGTGCGCAGGATGAAGCGCAGGGCCTTGGGCCTTCCTGTCCGAGAGACAGATTGAGGAGGGGTCATGAACAATGATCGTCTCCTTCGCGGTGCCAAGGTGATCGGGAGATCCCTTGGCGTCTCCGAACACACGGCCAGGCGCTGGGCAGCCAAGGGCATCATCCCGGCCCGCAAGATCAACGGGCGCACGTCGCCTCTAACTGCCAAAAAGTCCGATATCGACCGGCTGAAAAGCCACCTCGTTCATGAAGAGGACGATTGAATGTCTCGACGCGAAGCACATCCGACGCCTGCAACCTATGCCCGGTTCGAGATCAGGCCGCGTCGCTTCCTGCGTCGGGAGGATGCGGCATTCTACATCGACGTCAGTCCGACCAAATTTGACCAGCTCGTTGCCGAAGGGAGAATGCCGCAACCATGCCGGATAGACGGCTGTGTTCGCTGGGACATCCGCAAGCTGGACATGGCCGCTGATCTGATCTCCGATCCCGAGGAGGCCGCCTCCGGCCGCGAGATCGAGCTCTGACATGCCCCGCAGATTGCCAAAATACTGCACTGAAGACGTGGACCGGCACGGAAACCCTCGGATCTACTTCCGGCGCCCTGGCCAGAAGAAGATCAGGCTGAAGGGCATACCGTTCTCTGAGCCGTTCATGGAAGCGTACCGTTTTGCCTTCGAAGGCAAGCTCCAGCCGGAGCCATCCATTAAGCGACCGAAGGCCAAGCCCGACACCGTCCGCTGGCTCGTGGAGGAGTATCTTGGCTCCGCCTACTTTCTTGACCGCTGCCCGGCGCCCCGCACTCGGCAGGTTCGCCGACGCGAGTTGGAAGCTATGTGCGAGAGGGCAGGGGATGAGCCGATTAAGAACATCACCTCAAAGGTGATCCGAAAGGGCATGGATCGCAGACGAGAGAAGCCAGAGGCTGCCAATGACTTCCTAAAGGCACTGCGGGGGCTGTTCGCATTTGCTCTTCAGTATGAACACGCCACAGTCGACCCGACGGCCGGCGTGAAGAAGCTTCGAAGCCGCAATCCTGAGGGCTGGCATACCTGGACCGTGGAAGAGGTGCGCCAGTATGAGGCTCGGCACCCGATCGGCACGAAGGCACGCCTGGCTCTAGCTCTCCTGCTCTATACGGGAGCTCGACGCTCTGACGTCGTGGGCCTCGGCCGGCAGCACGTGCGGGACGGGCAACTGAAGTTCCGCGTCTTTAAGAACCGCCTTCGGAAGCATGTTGAGGTCGAGATCCCAGTGCTACCCGAGCTGCAGCAGGTCATCGACGCCACCCCTGAGAAGGGCGATCTGACGTTCATGATCTCGGACCACGGCCGCGCCTGGTCGAGTGGCGACAGCTTCGGCAATCGCTTCCGCGACTGGTGCACCGAAGCCGGCCTGCCTCATTGTTCGCCGCATGGCCTGCGAAAGGCTGGGGCGACAATCGCCGCGGAGAACGGGGCATCCGAGGCTCAGCTCATGGCGATCTATGGCTGGTCCGACATGAAGATGGCTTCGCACTACACCCGCAAAGCAAACCGGAAGCGGCTCGCAGGAGATGCCGCGCACCTGATGGTGCCGCGCCAAACCGAGAACGAAACTGTCCCACTTTTGGGCTCGGTTGAAGATAGTGGGACAAAAACCCCGAAAAAGACGAGGAAAAACAATGCGATCTAAAGGCGATGGTGCCCCTGGCCGGGATCGAACCAGCACTCCTTGCGGAACTCGATTTTGAGTCGAGCGCGTCTACCAATTCCGCCACAGGGGCAAGGACCCGCGAAGTACCATGGGCGGCAAAGGTTGGTCAATGCGAGAGATGTGAAGGGAGGCCGCAAGGCTGACCTCTCGCGTTTCCGGGCGCCTTGTGCTCAAAGAGGCGCGGGGCGCGAAGGCCCCGATCCCGGATCTGAACCTGTCGGAACCCCATGCTTAGACGCCTCTACGACTGGACCCTCTCCCTTGCGGCCCGACCCTCGGCCCCTTATGCGCTGGCTCTGGTCTCCTTCTCCGAAAGCTCGTTCTTTCCGGTTCCGCCGGACGTGATGCTCGTGCCGATGATGTTGGCGCGGCCCGACAAGGCTTGGTCCTATGCCCTGATCTGCACCATCGCTTCCGTGCTGGGTGGCATCCTGGGATACTTCATCGGATTGGGGCTCTACGATTCCATCGGAGCCTGGCTGTTCCAGCTCTACGGCCTGGCCGAGGGAGCCGAGACGTTTCGGCACGCCTATGCCGAGTACGGCCACTTGGTGATCCTGCTCAAGGGCCTGACCCCGATCCCCTACAAGCTCGTGACCATCACCTCGGGCTTTGCGGGCTACCATCTGGGCTGGTTCATCGTGCTTTCGATCCTGACCCGCGGCGCCCGTTTCTTCATCGTCGCCCTGCTGATGAGCAAGTTCGGTCCGCGGATCAAATCGATCATCGACAACAATTTCAATCTGGTGGCGGCTCTGGCCATCGCGGCCTTTATTGGCGGCTTCGTCGCCTTCCGCTATCTCTTCTAG